ACCCACAGTGGGTGCGAGATACCGCCAAATCCAATCCAGCGGCACTTGGCTTTCCAACCATTGTGGTCGGAACCAGAGTGAAGATTCCCAGAATACCGTTTCTGCGATTTATGGGCTATGAGGAGGAAACAGCATGAGCCAGAGATCTGAAAAACTGCACCGTCAGGTGTCCCAGCTGAGGGCGGATGTTGATGCGCTGCAGGTCGCTTGGCTGGCGCAGGAGCACCATGCAGCCACAGAACTGGAAGCCTCTGCCGAACGTGCCCGGCAGGCGCACCGGAGGGCCAGAGCCGCTCAGGAATCTGCCAGGGCTTGGAAGCTGAACGCCATCCTTGCTCTGATCCTCGCCGCCCTGATCGCCGGAGTAGCGTTGGTGATCTCGGCCAAGGCCGCCGAGAAGCCTACCACTCCCCCATCATCAGCGATTACCGATAATGGGCAGCTGTCTGGGGATGACACCCCGGCTCAGGAGCCTCTGAGACTGGATCAGGCCCACGTTCTGGAGAATGTCACCGTGACCCATTACTGCATCTGCCAGCGGTGCTGCGGCAAAGCCCCCAATCACCCGGCCTATGGCATCACAGCCAGCGGCCGCAGAGCCACGCCCTATGTCTCCGTGGCGGTAGATCCATCCGTGATCCCGCTTGGGGCCGATGTGCTGGTGGATTACGGTGACGGCGAGATCCATTACTACCGTGCCGACGATACCGGCTCCGGTGTTGGCAGCCGCCACATTGATCTATGCGTCGGCAGTCATGCCGAGGCCCTGCAGATGGGCCACCGTACCGCCACCGTCTACTGGGTGGCGCAGGAGGTGGAATAAAGATGAGCAAAAAATTTGGGAATGCCCGTCTTGAGATCGCCAACAGTGAAAACGACGGATATATTCGCATCGAGGGTAAACGCCAGGACACGATTTTTGCATGGATGCAATTGACAACAGCTTTCGCGCAGTCCGTGGGAGTACCACTACCCGAACTCCTCGCTGGCTGCGCGGCGCTGGGTAAAGATTTTGAAGAGCTGAACCGGCTCTCAGAAGATTGTAGGATTGACCTTTCGCATCCCACGAAATAACCGCAATTTTAATAAGGAGGACTTATTTATGAATACACAGATCAATGTCAATGTTCAGGGGGAGATTCGTTTCCCCGATCTGGCACTGCTGGCGCAGGCTATCACCGGCAAGGTCGCCACTGCGGCATCGGTCGCAGCCAACGTTCCGGCATCTGCCCCCGTGACACCCACCGTTGCCGCAGCGCCTGTTTCTGCCCCTGCCCCTGTTCCTGCCCCTGCCCCCGCAATCCCTACCAGCGCCCCCAAGTACGGCATTGACGATATCGCCCGTGCCGGCGCTATGCTGGCCCAACAGGGCCCGGAGAAGCTGGCTGCGCTCAATGGCCTTCTGCAGCAGTTCGGGCTCCAGTCTTTGACTCAGCTGCCGCAAGAGCAGACCGCCGCCTTTGTCCAGGCTATGCGGGGATTGGGGGCGCAGATCTGATGCCAACGCCTGAAGTACATTCCGACCTGGGTGCGTCGAGTATTGTTGGCTGGAGCGGATGCGCGCAGTATCTGAACATGCAGAAGCTGTTCCCGGAGGCCCCCAGCCAGTATGCGGAGGCCGGCCGTTTGGCCCACGCCATCGGCGAGTACAAGCTGCGTAGTTACTTTCTGGAGCCCGTTGGCAAGCGTGCCTACAACGCCAGACTGAAGAAATTCCGTGGGGATCCGGCGTATGCCCCCGACATGGAAGACGCTACAGAGACCTACTTGGAGGCGGTTAAAGCTGAAGCCCTGACCTACCCCAGCGCCCCGTTTGTGGCGCTGGAGGTGCGGGTGGACTATTCCGAGTATGCACCGGGAGGCTTCGGCACCTCGGACTGTATCCTGATCGGCGGCAACCGGATCACTGTCATCGACTATAAGAATGGTGCCGGTGTCCCGGTGGAGGCCGAGCATAACCCCCAGATGCAGCTTTACGCACTGGGAGCCCTGCAGACTTTCCGCATGATCTACGGTGATGTGCTGACGGACGTCAGGCTCATCATCGTGCAGCCCCATGCCGGCGGCATCAAGACCTGGGATACCACTACCGAGGAGATCCAAAAGTGGGGCCGTGAATTCGTAACCCCTGCGGCTCGGCGGGCTTTGGAAGGCACAGCCCCCGCCACCCCCGGAGACTGCTGCCGTTGGTGCCGCGGTAAAACGCAGTGCACCGCACGGGCGGCGGCGGTGTTGGACGCCGGGCGGAAATATCAGGCCGCCCCGCCTGCCGGTTCTCCCCGCATCCCCGCCAGTTACTCCGGCCCGCTGCTCTCTGACGCGGAAGTGGGCGCAGCCTTGACGGAAGCTGAGGGTCTGGTTGCCTGGTATAAGGACTTGCAAGACTACGCGCTGACCGCCTGCTTGGACGGTAAGGATATCCCGGGGTACAAAGCTGTTGAAGGCCGCGGTACCCGGGCATGGGGCGATACGGATGCGGCATTTGCGGCCCTGCAGCAGCGCGGCGTAGATACGGCGCTGCTGTGGGAGCGGAAGCCTGTAACTGCTCCGGCGCTGGAAAAAGTCCTCGGCAAGCGGGGCTTCGCCAATGTGGCTGAAGACTTGGTTGTCAAGCAGCCGGGCAAGCCTACGCTGGTGCCAATCAGTGATAAGCGGGCGCCCTACAATGCGGCGGAGGCGGCCTTCCATCCGGTTGAGGCCAATGCGTAAAGACAATGTGCTGCGGATCAGCATTGATGACTACTACGCAGAGATCCTGCTGACAAAACTCCCAGAACTGCCACGGAAAAATATCCGGAAGATCTTCACGCTGCTGCATGACCCTCGCAACCTTTTTTGCGCTGACGCCTCGTGCGTCGCCGAAAGCATCAGCGCTTGGGTACAGGCGTCTAAGCGCGCGTGGGAGAACAGCAGCAGGCAATATACCAACGAAT